TACCCTGGTTCAACGAAACCATTCCGAAAGCGATACAGGAGCAAGCATGACATCACATAACGGGGGAGAGTGGTGCTACGAACACCAGAGGTACGAGCCTCTGAATGACCAGATTGACTACCCGGTATCCGACACCTTCCTGGCCTACCACTACCGCAACGGGCAGACCCACCGGGCACCACCGGACTACTTCCTGCGGGACCGGGAGATACAGGACGTTAAGGCGGACTTCCTCCCAAGGGCGGAGGAACTGATGGACGGACTACGCCAGGAGATTAAGAATCTGAAACGGGAGATAGAACTGATGCGTCAAGGGTTACCCACCCAGGAGAACAGGGAAAAGAGGGAGATAAAGCTATGAGTGACGCTATAGTCAAAGGGCTGGCCGGGGCTTATACCGTGGGGTGGGAGCAGGACGGGATAACCATGCGGATAGACCGGCTCCGGGAGGACAGCCGCTACGCCGTAAGGGGGGAAGGGCTGGTGTCCTACATGGGGCAGCACGTCCACCAGGCCCGGTACGACCTGACCTCCACCACTTCCAGGAAGTCTTTCTCCGTGCAGTGCGGGGAGAGGCACCCTGGGCCGGACTGGAACTCCTTCATAGAAGAGGCCAGCCTGATAGTGCTGGAGAAGTTCCGTACCGGGGAACCCGTCATAGACTTCGGGGACTTCGTACCGGAGGAACAGGCCCAGTTCCTGGTCTACCCCCTGCTCCTGCAAGGGGAGCCCAACCTCCTCTTCGGGCCGGGAGGGTCGGGTAAGAGTTACGTGGCGGCGTACCTGGCCTCCCTGGTCAGCTACGCCAACGACGGGGATGAGAAGGTGCAGGGTATGGCGGTGACCCCTGGGAGGGTGCTGTACCTGGACTACGAGACCAGCCCGGAAGAGATATACGCCAGGATGCAGTCCATCCGGAACGGGATGGGGTTGGACCAACCTCTGAACGTCCAGTACCAGTTCCTTACCGCCCCCGTGGACGTGGAGATTGAGAAGATACAGCGGACGGTGGTGGAAGAAGAGATAGACCTGGTGGTCGTGGACTCCGTGGGGTACGCCTGCGGAGGGGAACCGGAGGTGCCAGCCAACGCCATCAATTACTACACCGCCCTGCGTACCCTGAAGTGTACGTCCCTTTCCATCGGGCATATCGCCAAGGACATAAAGGCCACCACCCCCTTCGGGACGGTGTACTGGCTGAACGGGGCTCGTTCCGTGTGGGAGGTCGTGAAGACCCAGGAAGCGGAGTCCCATAGGTTCCATGTGGGGCTCATCCACCGGAAGATAAACAACGATACCTTGAAGGCACCGTTGTCCTTTGAACTACAGTTCGGGGAACAGGAGTTGTCCTTCACCCGCCAGGCGATTTCGATGGTGCCCGATGCGGACTCCAAGCTACCGCTCAGTGACCGCATCATGGCCATCATCCAGATACACGGGCCCAGGTCCGTGAACGAACTGGCGGAAGCCCTGGACGCCAGGACAAACACCATCAGCCGTTCCCTTCAGCGTTCGCCCCGGTTCCTCCTTATGATGGGAGGAGGACCGGACGAGAACCGCTGGGCTATCAGGCCGGACGGCCCTGCCCTGGAAGAGCCCAACACTACGGCACTGCCGCCAGCCCCCAAAGCTGCCGGGGCATCTCCATTTAATATGGAGGCATGGCAGGATGGGCAAGACGATGTTGCCAACATATAAATCTTTAGGACGACGGTGGCCTAAAAGCCACCAAGTTGTCGTGAAGATTTCCACGGGGTCTTTTTCTTTATTCGCAGGGGGGAACGTATTTCCCCCCTTGCTTATCCCCCCATTGCCGTCGGGGGTTGTACTTGACAACCCCCTCCTCCCTAGTTACAATTGCAATTGCAAAGCAATTGTAACTAGGGGCCTGCCAATCCCACAAACTGTATATATAGCGTCCCTCCCCGGTGACGCTAGGCGTGGAGACCAGCGTACATGTCCAACCTTGTCCCGGACATGTCCAACCTCTCAGGCGTGAGACCCCCTCAAATCCCGGTTGGACAACCAGCGGACAACCACTGGACAACACCGGGTCTGTCCGCCACCCCCCACCGTCACCAATCTACCATCTTTTGACAAACCCTGATGTATCCTGTACAATACATAGATGCAAGATAATCAGAAAGAACCCGATGGCCACTGTCTAAGATGTGGTTTCACCTGGGACTTCCGTGACCCCTCAGAACCCCCCGCTCAATGCCCCAACCCCCCGTGCCGTTCCCATTTCTGGGACAGCCTTGCCGGACTCCCACGGACGTGTATCCAGGAGTTCTCTGGTATCCCACATAAGAAAGACAGATGGCACAGGTACTAGCGAGGTATCCATGAGTTTACCGGACGACGTTGAAGAGGTACTGGAAGGTAGCGAGGCCCAACGGCTGGAGCCAAGGGAGTTGTACGACCCGTGTGTCATAGGGCTGGGCTACCGATTCCATGATGGGCCGCTACTGGTCTACTCCCTCCCGAAGGTATTAGCACTTCAGAAGGGGGCGGAGATGAGTGATGAAGAAGCGGAGGAGTATTTCAACTTTAATACGCTGGGGGCGTGGATGGGGGAGGGCACACCGCTCTTCGTGCATCTATTTGGGGAGTGATGGTGGTAGCGGCTTTTCAAGAGGTCACGGCCGATGGGGAGTTGATCCGGCGTTTTCATAGTGGGCAGATGAGGGCGTGGGAGTCAACTAAGAGGTTCGTGATAATGTCGGGGTCCACGCAGGTGGGCAAGACTTGTTTCGGGCCGCACTGGTTGGAGAGGGAGATAGACAACACGGGCAGTCAGGGGGATTATCTCGCGGTGACGGCGACGTTCAAGTTACTGAAGTTAAAGATGCAGCCCGAGTTCTTGAACTTATTTGAGAGGACGTTAGACCTGGGGGTGTGGCATGAGTCGGACAGGATATTCACCTCGCATGACCGTTATCATGGGGCGGAGGCGTGGCGGGTGATATTCGTCTCGGCGACGAACCCGGAGGGGGCGGAATCGGCGACGGCGAAAGCGGCGTGGTGTGATGAGTTAGGGCAGCACCAGTTCAAGCGGGAGACATGGGAGGCGATAACGCGCCGCCTTACCTTGGCCCAGGGGCGGGTGTTAGGGACGACTACCTTATATGAGCTTGGGTGGTTGAAGACGGAGTTATATGACCGTTGGAAGAACGGGGACACGGACATCGATTGGATAGAGGTTGATGCGCTGGTGAACCCTGTGTTTCCGAGGGCGGAGTACGAGCGGCAGAAGCGCATATTACCCGGTTGGAAGTTCAATATGTTCTACCGGGGGATGTATGACCGTCCAGCGGGGATAGTTTATGATGCGTTCAGTACGGACCAAGTGATAGACAGGTTTGAGGTGCCGCCAGAGTGGCCGCGTTATGTGGGGCATGACTTTGGGCCGAACAACACGGTAGCGGTATGGTTCGCGCAGAACCCGTCAACGGGCAATCTGATCGTGTACCGTACATATCATAGTGGGGGCAAGTCAACGATAGAACATGCTGAGCAGTTCAAGGAGTTGAGTGAGGGTGAGAACATCCTTTCTCGGGTAGGTGGGGCGCGGCATGAGCAGGGTTGGCGGGACGCGTTCACGGCGGCCGGGTGGCCTATAAGGGAGCCGAGGTTGTATGAGGTATCGGCGGGTATACAGCGGGTATATGGGTGGCATAAGCTGAACCGGCTATTTGTTTTCAGGGATTGCACGGAGTATATAGATGAGAAGTTGAGTTATTCTTACGCCCTGGACGACAACTATGATCCGATACCTGATAAGATTGACCAGAAAAGCAAGTTCCACTGCATGGATGCGGAGCGGTACGCAATCACGTTCTTGGCACCGGAGTTAGCGATAAGTAACCAGAGGGAGACTCCGGTGCATAGGTTAGGGAAGAAAGCGGAATGACGACTGAAGACCGGATACCTGGGATATTGGCGAAGATATTGGTGCATCAGAACAGTAATGATGAGCTATTTGAGCGCATGGAGAGCGACTTTGACCTTCTTGCGTTGACGCCTTTTGAGCCAGAAGAGCAGGACTTGAACGCTTACACATCGCCCGCGCCGCTGAACTACTTCAACAAGATAGTTGACGGTCTCTCCAGGGCGCAGTTGACGATACAGATAAAGCAGGGGTCGGAAGCGACGGAAGAGGACCGGAGGGCGGCGTCGCTTGGGGAGCAATTCATCTTTGGCGGGCTACATGCGATAGACCGGCGCTTGGGGAACATGGGTGAGCCGCCGCTGCGGGACCAGATGAACTTCCACGTTGCGGCGAGGGGTTGGTATGCGATCCGTGGGCTGGTTTACACCCCGGAGGGTAAAGACCAGTTGGTATTCGACTTCATGCCGTGGGATGTGATGCACATGGCCTGGGAGGTTGGCCCCAACGGTCTTATTTGGGCGGCGTACCAGTATGAGATGACGGCGTCCCAGGCCAAAGATGCTTATGATGAGGAGATAAACGGGGAGACTGTAACGGTCACGGATTACTGGGACACCGAGCAGAACGGGGTGATAATAAAGGACCACTGGGGGAAGGGTCTTACGGACCATAACATCGGGCATGTCCCGGTGCTGGTGGGGAAGGTTGGGTCGATGCCGAGCATCATACGGCGGGACAACGTAGAGACGACGACCCACCTCCAGGGCGAGTCGGTGTGGGGTGCCAGCCGTGGGATATACGAGCATAAGAACCGTTATACGTCATGGATAATGGACTTGGCGAAGAACGCGGTGGCGGGGTCTATCATCCATGAATCGACATCGGGGACGAAGAAGTTAGCGAACAACCCGTATCTAACGTATACGGAGATTCAGCTTTCGACATCTGAGGAAGAGCGCATCTATCCTTTAGAGTTGCCGAAGATGCCAGCGGAGTTCAATGCGGTGATCAACCTTGTTGACTCGGACGAGCAGCAAGCTACTTTGCCAGCGCCGTTGGCGTATGGGGGCATTGAAGGAGAGCTATCGGGGAGAGCTATCGAGTACCTGTCTGAAGCGACGCGGTCCCAGTACAGTCCGAGGACAGAGGCGATGGCCCGGATATATACTTGGATATCTGAGGAGATGATCGCCCAGTTCAAGAAGAAGGGGCAGCGCAAGCCCGCTAAAGTGTCGGGGTATACTGGGGAGGGCGAGTTCTTCCAAGTAACAGTTAAGCCGGGGGATGTGGATGCTGGGTGGTTCGTTGCGGTGAGTGTAGAGCCCAGATTGCCGAGAGACCGGGAGCAAGAGCTTAGATCGGCACAGATCGCAACTGCTGACACGGGGAGTGG